CGGGAGAAAGTATGATATCTATGGAGTCTCAACATAAGTTTATGAATATTAAATTTTTCCATGAACATCATACGAAGAACTTTTCAATACCCTTGAGTATTCAAATGCATAAGACGGTTTTGATTGAACAAGAAAAGGGTATACAAGTTTGTATAGAATCTGTTTATTTTAATTCTCTTTGCGAGGAACTCTATAAATTTGGTGATTTGTTACAGTTTGATATTAAGAAAGAATACTTTCATATGATATCCTATGGGAATGAAAAAATGGTGATAGAAATTAATCCAAATAAGATGGAGATGCTGAACGAAGGTGAATATGAACAATCGTATCTTTTGGTGTACTTATTGTTGTTTTTGAAGTTTTCAGTATTGTATCCAAAATTGCTGGTCAATATTCATAAAAATTTACATATTTCTGTGGAAAAAGGTTACACCTTGAATTACTTTTTAGCCCATTCCAAATCGTAAAAGTAGAAGAATAAAAAAAAGAACACAGTTTAATGTTAAAAATAATCATTCTGTTTATTCTTCTTGCTCTATATGCCCATCTTTATTTGCATTTTATAGTCAATCCAAACAATGAGTGTACTATATTACAAGATATAAATAAAGAAGACATTACCAATTCAGTGTATGTAAAACAACCCTTTATTTTTGATGCTTCTAGTTTACGAAGAGACCTCACCTTGAATGAAAAGGAAAAGAGAGAAGAAAATAAAAAAGAAAAGGAAAAGGAAAATTCAATCGAAAAGTATGATGTTTCTTATGTACCTATACCTATATTAGAACCTTATGTACGGTTTTGGGTCAAAAGAACTCATCTTCATTTATCAAAAAAAAAAAAATGGTTAGATACCAATCAATCGTGTCGTACTTTTTATAGGTTTCATAAAGGTACGTTTGACGTGTGTTGTATTCATCCAAAATACAAAGAATTTGTCTCCAATAAACAACAATTGAAGGAGCATCCGAAAATGATTCGGTTAACGTTACATGAAGATAGCATTCTTTCTTTGCCATGTTATTGGTATGTACATATCATACCCTTGTCTAAAGATAGTATCGTAGATAAGATACAGTATTTCACTCCACTGAATCATTGTGCCATTGCAATAAGTAAGATTACTCAATAAATAGGCGGTGCCTTTTGTATAGATGTTCAATGAACGTAGTCCATTTTATTTAATAGGAACCGTCTTTTTATTTACAGCGATTGTTCTGAGTCTTGTCTCTACTTTTCATATTCAAAACAATGGTGCCGATTTTTTTCCGAAAGGAGGAAATTACCATGGTAAATACATTATAGATAATACTTTTGTAGATAAATTATGTTGGTATTTCTCTCAACTCACGCATCATACCTTGTTTTTATTGTTTACTTATTTCTTTATGGCTCTTATCAACATAAAATCTGTCAAATTTTTTAAGATTGTTGCTCCTTTAGCACTTACTATCAGTGTATTGTACTTTTATTTTCTTTATCCGAAACAATCTTTAAAAATACATCAACTGTCCTTTTCTAGTTTTTTCTCCCATTTTATGATTATTTTTCTAGTATTTGGTGAACTCATCTATATCAAAGAGTATACTTTCCAAGAGACGACCAATTGTCTCGTCTTTATTATTACAGCCTTGTTGTGTGTCTACATCAATTATTGTTTGAGAGGAGTATGGAGTTATAACATGATAAGATTAGATAGTTACTCTGGATGGAAACTTGTATCCGTTGCGGTACTCATGATGTATTCATTTAGTCTTATGTTTTATCTATTTAAATATGACGGTACAAACAGGGTATCTTGGAAAGATTCGGGTTATTTTATGACGTGTATTATTCAGTTGATTTTTGGTCTGTGGTTTACGTCGGTTCATTAAAATTGACTATTTTTTTATCCTATTTGTATTTTAAAGAATGTCTCAAATCATGACAGTATCCGTGTATCGGCCTGAATATAATCCAGAGACGAGACAATACGAAGATGTCAATCCTATTCCGGCTAGAGCCAAAGGATTTTATTATAGATGTTTGTGTATGCATGTTCACAAGACATTTACCAAATCTTCTGAGTTTACTTCTCATTTTAAAGCAAAATCTCACAAAGATTATGTTACCCATTATGAATCCAACACAAAAGATTTGTCCGATGCACATGAACGGATTAAACAACTGCAAATTAAATTAGAGTTGAAACACCAAGAAGTGCTTCGTTTAGAAAGAGCCTTACATTTATCCAAAGCTATCTATTAGACAAACCTTGAGGTTATGATAGTCATATATATTGTCAAAGGAATATAAAAAAAGAATAAGACTAAAGATAGATGGCACAGGTACTAGAGAGTCTTCTTCACTCATCTACACCTATCAAAGTAGAAAAGAATCATATTTATTTTTATGCGGAAGTAGACCGTGATACGATACGCGAACTGATTGAAGGACTACGGTCTGCTGAAGAATTTTGTCTCAAAACAAAACGACAAATGAATCTGAAAAAAGTACCCATCTATTTGCATATCAATTCCTATGGTGGATGTATCTTCTCGGCATTGAACGCGATTGATTATATTGAAGCATGCAGCGTACCTGTCTATACCATTATTGAAGGGTCAACTGCATCCGCAGGAACACTCATTAGCGTATGTGGAAAAAAACGGTTTATTCGTCCTAATGCCCACATGTTGATTCACCAGCTGTCATCCGAATGTTGGGGAAAGATGAGCGAAATTGAGGATGAGGTTTCCAATCTGAAAGCTATTACGGTGAAGCTAAAAAATATTTACAAAGAACACACCACGATTCCAAAGAACGAATTGAAACGCATTCTAAAACATGACCTTTGGCTAAATTCAGACCAGTGTTTGGAATACGGATTGGTGGATGAATTGTGGATGAATTAATAATTGATTGAAATATAAATAAAAGTAAATGTTCTTAAAATGAATTCTGTACCATGCGTCCTAGATACTCGTCACACGTTTGGAAAACATAAAAAGAAGTTCTTGTATCGGTGTTATCCGGACGATAACTCTGAACCTATATTGGTTCCTTATGAAATACCTCATCAATTTCAAAAAAAACGAACTGCTTATTATGTATTGGTTTCTGATGGAAAACTTATCCATAATATAGGCGAAGTAGATAACCCTTCGCATTATTATGAATATTTACTCTATTGTAAAAAACTGAATGTTTCTCAACGTAGTTTTAACCAATTGGTTTTATCTAAGTTATCTACCTTTACTTTAGAAAACTTACCGTTTCGTGAGGCAAACGTATTTACGATTGACGGAGAAAGTAGTATTGATTTGGATGATGGATTTAGTGTAGACTGTGAAAAAGTATCGGTCTATATATCCTGCGTACCCTATGTCATCAACCAATTGGGTGTATGGGAATACATGTCCCCGCGCATCAGTACCATTTATTTTCCGGACAAGAGACACCCGATGCTTCCATCCTTTCTATCTACCCTATGTTCTCTGAACGAAGGAACCTTTCGTGCTTGTTTGGTGTTGGACCTTTACCACGACGGTTCAACCCATTGGTCCATTTGCTCTGTCAAGATTCATAAAAACTATACCTATGAAAATGTAGGAGGTCAGGATTATGCAACATTGTTACAAAGGAGTGGATGCGAGAATAGTCATGACTTGGTTCATCATTACATGACGAAATACAATACGATTGCTGCGTCTATTTTGTCAAAAGGCATCTATTTGAATATTCATAAACCCGAAACGTTACCTGCAGAATGGTTACCCGTCTATTTTAACCAGTATTCCTATTATGATGTACAAGGTGAATATGCCCAGATGACCTCACCTATTCGCAGGTTAGTGGATATTCTCAATATGATGCAGCTCACGAGACAATTGGATATTTGTGACTATTATGATAATGGATTCCATGACCACTGGTATTATCAAATAGATACAATCAACACAACCTATCGTACCATTCGCAAAGCTCAAAATACCGCAAAACTATTGGATTTGTTTCAGCAAAATAATCATCAAGTATTTGAAGGCATTGTCTGGGACCAAAAAGTCTATTTGAAAGAGATTGGGCTCATGATTCCTTATAAAAGTGAGTTGAATGAGGGTACGTATCGTTTTATGATTTACGTATTTCATGATGAAGCACGTCTTCAACGAAAGATTCGTATTCAAAAGATAGAATAAAGATAATGGACCATGAACAATGTATAAATTATTTTTTGTTTTAATTTCTATAGATAGAATGTATAATGAGTTTTTTTCCGGTACACTCAGGGTTTGACTGGGGTCATCGCGGGCATTACGGACATGGACATGGTTATGGACACGGGAAGGCAATATTGTGAATAACTTAGTCGTTCGCGTAGACGAAGATAGACGTCACCGATATTACGACGAACCTTACTGGTGTGGTTGCAGACGTCGTGGTTCAAGCCGGTCTAGCAGGTCAAGTCGGTCCAGCCGGTCAAGCAGCTCCAGCGGGTCCAGCCGAAGCTAAAGATACAATGAATCATGTGTACAAATAAATTTCATCAGTTTATCCGTCCCTTCGCGTAACTTTTCACGAAAATCCAATCGTTCAATTCGGTCCAGTTCTTTTGCAACATTGACCATCTTGAGACAACACTTTACAAAATCCCCCACAAAGATATCTTTTTTACTTTTGACTTCTTGTAACATGAATAAACTACTTTGTTCGTCCGTACAATTCATCCATTTTTGAATAAATTCCATCATATCATACTGAATAACGTCTTGTCCAGAAGCAGCCAAGTCGTGATTCCATTCTTCCTGGGTATAATAATTCATTCTTTCTTGGATAAATTTACATTCCTCTTTTAAAAAAATCGGAGACAAATTTTGAAGATTTTCTTTTACTTTTATTTGACAGAAGCAACTTAGTAGGGTAAAAAAATCTATGGTAGAGTATTCTTTGAAAAAATCATATTTTACAAGAAGTTCTGTAAATACCAGAGGATGTACCTCGTGTAATATTTCCGCAATCTCCTTTTTAGGGGATTCATCAAAGCCATTTTTTGAAAGTATATCCCCTATCACGCGAATCTGTCTATCAATATAACTCAAGGCATACTCTTTTCGTCCACTCTCTACTTTTATTTTTTGAATACAGGCCATGCTCTTGTCGTATTTTTCAAGTTCCTGAAATAGTTCAAGAGTCTCGTATGTTTTCATTATATGTTTGATTTCATTTATTTTTTTCTTACTTGTAAAAGGTTCAGACATATGGTGTCTCAATTCTACATACTCACGAATAATATTCATGTCATAAAATAGAGATTCCTGCTCTTGGGTCAGGGTATCAATGGTCTCATTCGTTGATTGAATCTGATGTTCAATATCGGTCATCATCAAACTCTTTTTTACATAATCGTGATTGGCGGATTGAAGTACGAGAGAGTATCCTATTTTGAATTTAGACTTCAGTACTTTTGGAGGAGAATGCAACAATTGTTTCATGGAAGCATAATCCAAAGGTTCGTATAAATTAGTCAATAAAATGACATGACCTACGGTATCTATATTTCTTCTACCGGCACGACCCGACATTTGAATAAATTCATGTGGATACAATGTCCGTAATGAATGACCGTCGTGTTTATAAATGCTTGTAAAACATACAGTCTTGGTAGGCATGTTTAGACCAATCGCAAATGTTTCTGTTGCAAAGAGTACCTTGATGTATTTTTGGTCATAGAGAATCTCAATCATTTCACGAAACACTGGAAGCATACCTGCATGATGTATACCAATCCCTTTACGAAGTAAATCTAAATAAAATGAGTATTCCGGTAATGCAATATACTCTTTCCAATTCTTTAATCTAGAAACCAAGAGCTGTCTACAGACAGGCTCTATTTCATAATCTTGTTCACCTGATTCAAACAAAGGTGTCGTAATATCTTTAGCCAATTCTTCTACTTGTTTACGCGAAAAAACAAAACAGAGACAAGGAAACAATTCTTTCTGTCTCAACTGAATACACAATTGATTGAGCACTTGCTTGCGATGGGTCGGCTCCTTGAGTATCTTGAGACATTTTTTATTTTTATCCATAGAATCATCTGTAATGGGGTCTATTACATTTTGTTTGGATTCAAGTAACCTCTTCAACACAGGGTCTTTGGTATGTTCCAAAATTTTTGGATTGGCTGTAAAAAATTGAGAATAGATGAGAGGTACCACGCGTTTGTCGGTAGAACATATGACCACTTTGCGTTCTTTGATACGTTCAATCCATGAAGCAAACTGTTCTTTTTTTCCAATTGTTGCCGACAACATGACCATTTGAATAGAATGGGGTAATAGAATGATACTTTTTTCCCATACAGTTCCGCGGTCATCGTCGTCCAAATAATGAACTTCATCAAATATGACACATCCTACTTTATCCATGCTAAAGTCAAGATGACTTGCCGTAGGATGGATAAGCTTGTTTTGTAGGATTTCCGTCGTCATAATCAACACATCTGCAGATGGATTGTGTTTATTGTCCCCTGTAAAAATACCAACTTGTAAATGGGCAAATTTCTTGGTGAATTCATGAAATTTTTGATTACTCAAAGCTTTAATAGGTGCCGTATAAATGACCGTTTTTCCTTGACTTGTAAAATGGTCTATCGCCCTTTCAGCAGGAAGCGTCTTACCTGACCCAGTGTGTGCTGTGATGAGTACATGATATCCATTTTGGATAGCCTCTATCGCTTCTTTTTGAAAATCACTTAGAATCATCTTTGCTATATTACTTTAGAAGTAATCTTTAAATGTTAATAGGAGGAAAATATCAAGTCTTAAAAGAGCTTACCAAAACCACACTGTCTATCGTGTATGAATGCGAACATATTATAAAAAAAGAAAAGGTAGTGCTAAAATTAGAAAAACAGAAAAAGTTATTACAGAAAGAAGCGGAACTCTATCTTTATCTGAAATCTTCTAAATGTAGAGTTCAGGTTCCTATCTTAAAAGGCATGGGTACCCATGAAGACTCTGCGTATTTAGTCTTGTCTCAACTCAAAGAAAGTTTACTCACCTATAGTGGAACTATTCCTTATCTCACCTTTTTTAAAGAACTCTATTACCTACACGAAGTAAAAATTATACACCGAGACATAAAACCACAAAATTTTCTCATCGGGTTCAAAGACGAACTTTATTTGATAGATTTTGGACTTGCCTGTGCTCAAACAGGCCATGTCATGAAATCATTCATTGGAAACAAACGATATGCAAGTTTTGTTTGTTTTGAGAATGAATATATTTATCAATACAAAGATGATATCATTTCACTTATTTATATGTTATTGGATTTGACGTTTGGTTATTTGCCGTGGGATAAAGAAGAAAAACCACGTAAAGAATATATACTGAACCAGTATTATTCGTCGCATATTTTATTAGAACTGTATACTCTTTGTCTCGGCGATTTTTCTTACGATACTTTATTCCAAACACTAAGTAGCAGAGTAGATGGTAGTCAATCGTAGCGTAAATGAAAAATCACTGCGATTTAAATCTACCACTCTAGCAAATTCATCTACCAATTTGATTTGTATTTTGGTAATATTGACGGGTCCATAATAATAACGAGGTTCTGCGTAGACACTATAATCGTTTTGTGATTGAATACTAAATGCAGGTGCTTTCAATGAAATACGTGCCATAATATTGTCTGGAAGTAATCCGTAATTAGAGGTACTGATAAAGTTTACGTTATTACTTTTATTAAAATCATTGACAATTAAAAATAGATAACGTGGTCCTAAAACATTCAAGACAGATTCGCTGACATGATATAAAACCGTACCGCCGACTAGTCCATAATAGCCTTCTCTATATCCGAGCATCCATCCAAATCTCTGGTCTGTAGGAATCACGCTTTTGGTATAATAGATACCTTTTTGAACCGGGTCTAATATACGAGTTGACTTTGTGAAATTTGCAATTTCAGGAGCTTCAAAATTTAATTCAAACTTAACGATTTCTTGAGTCAAGTTCAGAGAGATATCGGTTGCTGCAAAGACACCCATAGATACCTTACCTGTACCGTTTCCTACCCCCCCTAAGTTATTGTAATTTAAATCAAAGGTCATTGAAATAGGTAATGGGTCAAATAAATAACCTTCAATGTCACTGGTACTTGTACTTTTGAATGTTGTATTGATATACGTCACCAAATTATCAAAATAATAATTCCCTTCTTTTATATGCATATAATAGATGTTTGGAGTATTTGAATCTAGTTGTTCTTGTGTATAGGTTGCATACCAAAAATAATTGTTTAGTTTAGCGGAAGTAATCGGATAAAAAGTAGAAGGTAACTCTAAATCGCACAACTTTACTTCAATGACATTATTGACCGAATAAGGTAAATCTATCAAATAATCAGACGCCGAAGTTGAAGCATAGTTCTTTCGGAAACGACTGTCAATGTTCAATAACTTTGTAACTGTTTTACGATTGATAGGGTTTCCAGAACCACTATTACTATCGTAAAGAGATTCACTATTTATCATTTTAACTTTTGCAAGTGGATTGTAAGATTTATCATAACTCAATAACAACTGTTGGGTCGTGGTCAATATACCATCTGCCGCATTTCCGAGTAATTCGGCCTTGACGGTCTTGAAAAAATCCGCAATACCTGGACGGTTTGCTTTTGTAAACTGGTCAATATAGTTGTCCGTTCTTTGCGAGATAAGTGTTTTAACTGACAAAAGGTCACTCGTATCTGTAATTTTTATGTCCAGCATAGAAAGAAGTTCTTCTAATTTATAGGTGGTGATATCGGTGTTGAATTTTAAATCCTCCATATATTATTGTATAATTCTTTTTTTATATAAAAAAGAATTTACATTGTATTTGAATGAATTATCCAGAAAAAATAAAAGAGAAACTTAATACATTGTTGAAACATACAAGCCAGCAGGATAATCAAGAGCTCTATTTACAACTATGTCAATATGAATCCGCCACGAATATTCAATCTATACTACAGACCTTTTTCACAGAACATACGCTATATTATATTCAGACCAGTGATTTATATGTCTATTACAAAAGACATCAATATACCGTGATGACGGAGAACGATATTTTGCATTTAATATTCAATAATTTGAACATTTATCAATTGAACACTTCTATCAAACAACAAATCAAACAAAAGATACATAAAAAAATAAAAGATACAAGTATCTATAATACGATACCTGATTCAGTGACCTTACAAAATGTAATATCGTTCTTGCATCCGCTGTTGTTCTCCACAAAAAATGGGGCTAAGTATTTCATGACTATTTTAGGGGATGTTATCATGAAAAAAACCAACCTCTATTATTTTTTAGACCATTCTATGAAACCATTTATTCAAAAATTACAGAAAACCATTTCTATGTTTTTTTGTTCCAATCAACTTGCCCAATTCAAGTTTAAATTTTGCGACCATCCCCCGGAATTGTCTCGTCTCATCAAAACAACCCACGTCAATATCAATTATCTAAAATGCGATGAACCTTTTTATGTAAATCTGATTTGTTGTTCCATTCATTACTCTAATCGTTTTAACCATGGAGATTCTTTTTTAGAAGATGCAACCAACCAATCCTTGAGACAAGAAGTTCTTTGGATAAAAGAAACAAAAAGAGAGGATGTACTTGCAGACTTTATAGAATCTTATATTCAGCCAAGCGAATATTCCATTCATGAAAAGGATATGATGTTTTTATGGAAACAATATCTCAAACAAAAAAATTGTATTCATATGCTGCAGAAAAACATACAAGAAGATTTGTCTAGAGCGATTACCTATATTCCTCCGTACTTTATGAATATCACGAGTATGAAACTGCCTTTTGTACAGAAATTTAATTCTTTTTGGAGAAAATACATGTACGAAGATACCACAGAAAAGTATTTAGAACTTACTGAAATCTTATCTTTGTTTATTGAAATTTATCCTAAATACCACGACATGACAGAACAAAAAATAAAAGATATTCTTCAGTATTATTACCCGTCTTTATTTATTGTGGAGAATCGCTATATTCATCATACAGGTTCTCTATTATGGAACAAAAAGGGTGAACTGAATGCATTCTTTAAAACAAATTGTCAAGAAGAAGATTTATATCGGGCGTATACAGAATGTACACCTAAACGAAAAGTGAGTAAACAATATTTCACGATGTTTCAGGAATCTTTATGAGACAAGTGGGTTTAGATGCAGCCTTTGATGGACTCTTGCTCTTGACCGGTTTAACCGAAATAGTGAGTTTATCTTCTAAATAAGACCTAAAATTTTCAAATTCATGAATATCGTAGGCCTTGCTCAAATAATATTTCTTTCGTTTTTGATACTGACTTTCAAATACCTGGGTCTCATCTATAAAATCAATCACCACCGGTTTATGGTCTTTGCTTCTAAGGATACGCCCTACACTTTGACACACGTCGGATTTAGGAGTGGCCAAATAAAGGGTGGTAAGGGTCTTGATATCTAGACCTTCCGACGCCATAGCATACGTACCTAAGATAATACGTTTGGATTCACTTTCTTTCAGGTGTTCTTCTTTCATACCTCCCAAATAATAGCCTACGCTTGGTTCAAATTGAGATATTCTATTGTATAAATCATGTATCATAGATTTGGTATGAGACAAAATCATGACCTGCTGATTGGACTGTCTCTCCAACTCTCTTTTTAATACCGTGACGATTTTTTCATTTCTATCTTGGTCATTCAATTTAGAAATGAGGCACGAATAAAGAGGCTGTCCTTTAAAATCTGTCTTTACATGCTCAAACAAGTCTTCGTTTTGAAAATGGATACTTTTGATAAGCACTTCTGTCTCAATGTCGGATTTTTCTTTGTGTACCACAGGACCTATAAAATATTTGAACACTTTACTAAGACCATCCTTTCGTGTCATGGTACCACTCAACCCTAAATTATATGGAGTTACTATTTGAATCATGACATTAGAGAATACTTCTGCACTAAGGTGATGACATTCGTCAAAGACACATAGTCCAAAGGTTTCCCATAATTCAGGTGGATAGGGTTTGTTGGACAAAGACTGTAACATACCCAATACAATGTCTTTTCCTTCTGCGTCAATCACGTCTCCTTGAATTCTACCCACTTTTGCATTCGGAAGAAAAGTCTCAATGCGTTCTATCCATTGATTCATCAAAAAGGTCTTGTGAACAATGACCAATGTTTTTCGTTTGAGTTGACTAATAATATTCAAAGCCATTACGGTTTTACCTTTTCCAGGTTCTACATCCAGTAAACCTCCCCCATTTTCTTTGGCGGCCTTTGTAAATTTAAGCGTAATCTCCTTTTGATAATCAAATAGGTTACCTTGAAAAGTTACATCTATTTCTTTTCCTGGACTTACTCTAGATTCAACGTCGCCAAATTCTTCTACACCATAATAACGAGGAATATACATCTTTTTATCCGATTCACGGTAAATAGGATAGGATACTTCGTTATTATGAGTGGAATAGGGTTTTACAGTTAAATCCTGACGTATTTTTTTGAGTTGTAGGGAAGAAAGTTCGGATTTGAATACGGTATATCCCTTTTTTCCAAGATAACTCATTACAATTATATTAAATTATACTCTTTATATTTTTCTATAGAT